TTGCAAATCATGAAAGAAAATCACCGGAATCAAAAGATCCCGGTGATTTTTGGTGGAGACTACTGGACTCGAAAAGGGAGAATCATGTTTTGCGCATTTCAATAATGCTCTGTAAGTGCTGATATTACTACGTTTTCTTTGAGTTATGTTTTGCGTTGTTCATCCTCTGGCCGTTGTGTTTCGCCAAAATAACGACCAAACAACGACCAAATTTCACGCCTGCTTCTTGCCAAACTTGACCGGCAGCGCATCGGCCAGGGCGTCACAGGCGCGGGCCTGGGCGGTCTCAAAGGTGTGGGCGTAGATGTTCAGGGTGGTGGAGGTCTGAGAGTGGCCCAGAGCGGCGGAGACTGCCCGCACGTCCTCCCCGTTGTAGATCAGCAGCGAGGCGTTCAGGTGTCGGAACTGGTGGATACCGTAAAACGGCAGCTTCTTTTCTTTGCAAAAGGAACGGAGCCACTTGTAGGGCTGATCCAGACTCATGGGGGAGCCGTCGGCCCTGGTGAACAGGCGGCCGCACTCCTTCCACTGATCGCCCAGGGCAAGGCGCTGTCGGGCCTGTTCCACACGCAGTTTCTTCACAAGGTCGAAGATCCACGCCGGGAGCTTCAGCGTGCGGCGGCTCTTGACCGTCTTGGTGGGCGTTGTCACCGTGCCGGCTGCCGGGGTGTAAATCGACGCCCTCCGGACTGATACTGTGTGCTGGTCGAAATCAAAATCCTGAAACTCGAAGCCGCACAGCTCTTCGCGCCGGAAGCCGCCAAACAGGGCCAGCGCGAAAAATACCTGCCACCGCAGAGGGGCGTCTACAAGCGCGTCCAGGAACGCCTGAGCCTCTTCCATGGTGTAGCACTGCTTCTCCTTTCCGGTATCCAGAGGCGGCAGCGTGACGGCTCTGCAGGGGTTATACTGGAGCATCCCCATCTTGATAGCGTAGGCGAACACGGCGGAGATCATGGAAAGGAAGTTTTTGACGCTCTTGGGAGAAAGTCCCTTTCCGTCCTTCGTCTGGTTGGCCCCCGGCTCGCTCAGACTGTTGATGAACTTCTGGATCTGACGCGGCGTGATTTTGTCCATATAGAGGTGCCCAAGGGCTGCATAGATCCGCTCCGACATATAGGCATAGCTGGCCTGCGTGCGCTTGCCCAGGCTCTTTTCCACATACTCGCTCATCCACTGGCGGGCGAAGGTCTCAAATTTGATGTGGCCGTCCGTCAGCGAGGAGCCGCGGCACTCTTCATCAAAGAGAACCATCTGCCGGTTCAGCTCCTTCTCAATCTGCCGCTCCGTCATTCCTGGCGCCGGCGTCCAGGTCTTAGACTTCATCACCTGCTTGCCCTCCGGGGTATAGCCCACAGAGGCCCGGATACGGTATGAGCTGCCGCGCTTTGTGTAGGTTGCCATAGTATAAAATCTCCTTTCGATTTGACACCATGGCCCCGATTCTGTATAATAAAAGGGCGCAATGGTGCCTTGGTTTGGTGACTTGGGTATTTTGTGCATCGCCTCTCCCGGTGTTGGTAGCGCCGGGGGAGGTTCTTTTATACCCTGCGGATGGCCTTTAATCGCCCTCTGCGGGGTTTTTCTCTTTCTGGTAGTCTGGATTGCCTGCAATGATTTCAACAGATTCCACGGCCTTCTGCTGGCCTGCTGGGTTGAGAGATCCAAAGGCGGTAATAAGTTTGACTTCCATATCAGAACCGGTATATCCGTCCTGTTTCCAGAGTTCATCTATTACGTGGTTTTGCCATTCTTCCATTTTGGAACCATCGTCAAACCCCGCATCGTACGCCAAAACAGCATCTTTGCCGAGCCCTTTCCAAAAAGCATCTGGAGAAACCTGCAAATAAGAGACAATTTTCATCAGGACTTCAAGTGTCATCCCGCTTTTTCGCGACATCATTGATTGAAAAGTTGAAGGCGGCAAGCCTATAGCCTGCGCTAATTTTCGGCGGCTCAAATGACGTTCTTCCAAAATGCTATCAATCGAATCATAGGTGTCCAAAAGTAGCCCTCCCCTCTTACTGAATAAACCGTATCACAAAATAAACGAAATTTCAATCACACACTTGACAATAAACGAAAAACGGTTTAATATGGCGACATAAACGAAATTTCGTTTATTTGAAATGCTTGTTTTGGAGGTGAATAACAAGTGAAAATCAGCGCATTGAAAATTGAAACGATACTTGCAGAGAAGAGCATGACCAAGGCAGCGTTTGCGGATCGCTGTGGTATTTCACGGCAGAACGTCAGCACTCTTATCCGGCGCGGGACCTGTGAACCCAGAACAGCGGGCAAACTGGCGGCAGGGCTGGGCGTTGAGGTTGGAGACATCATCGAAAAGGAGGTATAAGATCATGTATTTGATCGTAACCACTGCCGGAGCAATTCAGCTTACCTGCTGGCTATTCGCTCTGGTAGACAGAATCGAAAGGAGGCCGAGAAGATGCCGAGAATGAGAACGGCAACCGGCGCGTTGGAAATCATCAAGCAGCAGGATCCGGATACCGCCGTGACGCTGCACTATATCCGGCAGCTCATCAGCTCCGGGAAGGTTCCATTTGTCCCGGTTGGCAGAAAGAAGCTCATCAATGTTGATGAACTCTTAGCTTACCTCGAAAGGAAGGAAGAAATCGCATGAAAACCAATATATCGATTGAGGCCAGACGCTTCCCCGTGACACTCAGAGATGAGCGCACCGGTGAGATCATCCAGAGCAGTATTATTCTGGACAAGCAGCGCCTGCAGGCCGCCCAGCTGGTGGGCCAGAGCAGCAAGGAACTGATCCACCGGTTTTACAACCGTCAGGGCTTCCGGGTGCTGGAGATCAGTATGCCGGAGCGGCGCAGTTTAAATCTCAGTCTGGAAGATCTGTGGGATCTGAGCGATGGCCTGGGCAGGCTAGAGGGCGCCGATACATGACCTTACATGATATTCTTTCGCGGCTTGATGTCAAAAGCGGAAATAATGGGCGGTATATGGCCCGCTGCCCCTGCCACAATGACCAGCAGGCCAGCTTGTCGGTTGGCGTTGGGGACGATGGCCGTGTGCTGCTGCACTGTTTTGCCGGATGCGATACGACAGACATCATGCAAAGCATGGGGCTGACAATGCGGGATCTGTTTGTTGAATTGAAGCCCGGTGATGTGTTCCCGGTCTATGACAGGCCCACAGACAAGGCCGCCGCTCGCTTTGAAGCGGAGTACATATACCCAGGCGGCATATTCAAAAAAGTTAAGATGCGCAAGCCAGACGGTGGGAAGTTCAACTACTGGATGCACCGCGAGGGCAGCCAATGGGTGAAGGGCAGGAACGGCATGGAACCCGGCCTGTATGTCACAGAAAGCACGCTCCCCGATGATGTGTATATTGTCGAAGGGGAGAAAGACGTAGATACCATGAAAGTCCTTGGAGCCGCTGCCGTGTCCCTTCCAGACGGTGCAAAAAGCAAGTGGCAACCGGAGTATGGCAAAGCCTTGGAGAAACGCCGAATCGTCATTATTCAAGACAATGATGCACCTGGTAAGGCATTTGCCCAGCGTGTGGCCGGAGATCTGTACGGAATCGCCCAGGCGGTAAAAGTGCTGGATTTGTCCGAGGTATGGCCGGAGATTCCGGCGCATGGGGATGTATCGGATATGGTTGCCGCCTTCGGCGCGGATAAGGCAGCGGCGAAGCTGATTGAACTGGAACAAAAGACGCAGCTGTGGACACCCCACACGGAGAAAAGTGCAGGCTTTAAGTTGGTCAAGGCTTCCGAAATTCCCTATGAGCCTCCGAGATGGGCCATAGCGCCCTACTTCCAGAGGGGCAAGGGCACCATGATTCAAGGGGACAATGGCAGCGGAAAAACGGCCTTTATGTGTGCGATTACGGCGCACATGACCACCGGAAGGGCGTTGCTAGGAATTCCCATCGATGCGCCGGGGGATGTGTTGCTTTTATCTGTAGAAGATGATTTGCCCGTCCTGCGTGGCCGAATCGAGGCTAACGGGGGCGATCTGGACAAGTGTCACTTCATCACCAATGCAGCAGGCCTGACTTTCAATAGCCCGGAGATAGAGGCAGCTATCAAGCAGGTAAATGCAAAGATGGTCATCTTTGACCCGTTCCAAGCGTTCCTTGGGGCCGGAGTTGATATGTTCCGCTCTAACGAGACCCGCCCGGAACTGGCAAAACTGTTCGAGATGTGCGAGCGCAATGACTGCGCCTGCGCAATCATTGCACACATTGGAAAAGCCGGTGGAGACCGTTCACCAGTCAACAGAGCTTTGGGTAGCGTAGACATTCCGGCTGCCATGCGCAGCATTCTACAGCTTATCAGAAATCCAAATGACGAAGATGAATGTGTGATGGTCCATGTTAAGTGCTCCAATGCGCCGAAGGGCCAGAGTATCGCCTATACCATCGGAGACCGTGGCGGCGTTCACTGGAAGGGATTTAGCCCGATGGCCATTGAAGATCTGGCCTGCATCCAGAAGCGCAAAGAAAAGGGCATACCGTATGAGCGGGAGCCGCTTGTACAGGTGTTCAACCAGCTTGTAACAGATAAGCCCGGTGGCGGTTTCTGGAGTTATGAGGATGTGAAGAGCATCGGCGCAAAGCTGCTTGGTTTCCCTCCGTTCTATTCCGTAGCAGACCTGAAGCAGAAATTGAATAGCTCCTTTTGCCGGGAGCTGCAAGAAAAAGATGGTCTGATCGTAACGTGTGGCCATAGATCCCACGGTGAGCGTGGCATACGAATCGAGCAGTATCAAGTCCCGGATGGATACCAGACAAAAATCACCAACGAATGAGCCTCGCGCGCGTATACAAAAAAAGATATGTATTTTGTCCCTTACTGTCACCCAATGTCACCCTACGTCCCTTACTGACATTGACGAGGGGGACGATAGGTGACGAAGTGGACGCAAATTTCACTATACGCGCGCGAGGACTGCTTGAAAGGAGATCAACATGAACAACACCATGAACGCCGCCGAAGTGATGCTTGACACGCTTTCGGCGGTCATGGGGGACTACGCTCCCCGAAAGAGACGCCTGCTACTGGACTTCAAGGACGACCACGGGCAGGACCGCAACATGGACGCCATTGTATGGCACAATCCGAAAACTACGGATGAAACGGTCGTGCGGATGCTCAAAGAGCAGCTGTGCAGCGATGGCGGCAGGCTCTCCGCCATTTCCGAAGTGCTGGAGGATGGTACTGGGTATTGCCTCTACTGCGCTCCGGGCTTCCTGGAGGAAACAATGATGGAGCATGGCTATCCCGTTCCGGCGGATATGAAGGCCGCTATGGAGAAGTCCGGCTTTCATCCTATCAACTGGGAGGAACTTGTAAATGGAAAATAAATATTGCCCGCTGCTGTCTGCCGAGGAAGGAGACAGCCTTGTGGAATGCAAAGAAGAATTGTGCGCATGGTATGTGCCGCCTGTCCGCCACGGGGATGAGGGGCGCTGTGCTGTTCAGGCGTTGGGTGCTCTGCCGGAGCTGGTGAAAGGGGTAAGTGGGCTATGAGTTACTACCGTACCTGTCCCAGCTGTGGGGCCGCTCTGGATCCGGGTGAGCGGTGCGACTGCCAGAGCCGAACTGAGAGTGAAGCGAGAAAAGGCAAAGAGAAAGCCGCCCAGGGCGCTACCAACACCCAGGACGGCAAGGTGGAAACGGGATTGACGGCCCATATTTCCACCTCCAGTTTATCAGATAACAGGGAGGAAAATCAAGTATGGAAAAGATAAATACCATTTTTGAAGCGGCTTCCGCTATGGAGAGCACGCACAGCGCATTATGCGAGATATATGATGCGCTGGACGTCTTTGATGATTCTGTGGAGCGTGAATTGCGCGCACCCGGAGGAGAGATCGAAGACTGGGCGGCTATTAACTTCGCAAGAAGATATCACTTCTTCCAGAGTACATTCCGCATTGCCTGCCGCGATCTGGCGCGCGTTATTGACGAGCTGAAGGACAGCGTGGATTTAACGTATGAAGCCGCTGCAAAGGAGAAGAAAGCATGACTATTCCTGAAATTGAGCGTGCGGAGGCAGGCATAGAGGTCAAGGCTGCCGCTGTGTCCAATCTTTTGCCGCCTGTACATCGGCAGGCGTTTGAATTGCCCCTTGATGGTGTTCTGGTAATGGCAGCTACGAAGATCAGAAGCAGGCTGCTTATAACTGGATGTGTGCTAATTACGCCCTTACTGCGGCGGTGATTTACGCAACTATGAACCTCTCTGATGAAGTATACGCCGACACATGTGATTTAGGGTGTGGGGTTGGCAAACTGGAAAAGGGAGCCGACTAAATGATACCTATCCCCCGAAGAGGCGGACTTCTCCGGGGGACACCTGAAGGAAAGGGGGATGAACGCTGCCGGGGTAATTGAAAAATTTGCTGACATGGTTACGCGCATGAAAAAAATTAAAAGGTAGAAAGGATTTTGAAAAATGAGTCTGATTGCAGATGTTAGACGGATTACGGCTGAATACATGGGGAAGATCTCCGCTCAGCAGCGGCTCCTGAAGGAGCATGAAAAGAGCCGCGAGAATTTCAGCGAGGCCCGATTCGCTGAGATTGAGAGACAGTTGGGACTGGACATGGAAGCAATCAAGGATGAGTGTGAGAGAAAGGTCCGGGAGCGTGTGGAGCGGTATAAGGCTGCTATTTCCACTGCCGATGCGCTGAACGGCTCCGACCTGACCGATGACGCCAAATTGCTGAATGGAGACTACCCTCTGACCGTCAATGATTTGGATGCTATGATAGATCGTTCCGCTGGCAACCGTACTATGGAGAAGCTGATCCATGACTATGCGAGAGAGCACGGCATGAGCCTAAGCCGCACTTTCTACTCTGCGGAGCAGAAATCGGAGGCCGCTGACGGCCTTGTCAGCTACGCCCGGAGCTGCTGCCAGCGACCGGAGTACTTCGATATGATGGGCAGTGATGAGTATTTCGAGGAAGCACTTTCTGAGGCTATCAAGGGCGAGTGATACTGTGGCTTAGTTTCGAATAACGGTAAATCGAACAGAGAGCGAACAACGAGCGAAGTCCGGAGAAAGTGAGGTGATTTCCACGGCCAACAATCAGAACCTGCGGCCATTCAATACGCTGCCGCCGGAGGAGCGACGGGAACTTGCCAGAAAGGGCGGTATCGCCAGCGGGGAAAGGCGTAGATATTTGGCGGATCTTCGACTCGCCATGATAGAAAATATAGCCGGCCGAGACCTTGCGATAGAGACCAGAGCCGAATATCAGCGAGCAATCCGTCGATATGTGGCCGAAGAGTTGAGAAAGTCATCTAAAAAGGGGAAAAACAACAGTTCATGATATCGGATTTTGACCCGATTTTGACGTCTAAAAATCCGATATGCCGGAAAAGACAGGAACCATTGAAAAGGCTGCGTTTGGGGTTTGGCACGGTCGCAGTTTTTCACCTTAGCTATAAAGCCCTACGGTAAAAAAGTGTTCCGGCTTCTGCTGGATCTGCAACTTTTTTAGGGTGAAGACACCCAACAGATGACCATGCATTTTAGCCACGGATCTGCTGCTGATATCTCATCTGTTGTCTGTTGGGCCTTCCCATTGCCGCACAAGGCTTTCAGCTATCAGACCCGGCGCACGGTCTGTCTACTATGTACACCCAACAGACGGGTGCCGAAATGGTGTCTTTCGCCGGTCACGGCGGAAGCACTATTTCGGCGCTGTGAAGGCAACCAAAGGAGCTGAAATATGAACTATGACAAGGCGCATATAAGATCCGAATACGAAGCCGTAAAGTGCACGGTGGACTTGACCATACGGCAGAGGGAACTCCTTGAGGCGTGGCTATATGCAGGCCAGACCATGGGGCAGCTTGCGCTCCGGTATGGCATCAACCGCTCAACAGTCTCGCGCGCCATCAACCGGGCAGTCGAGAAAATTGAGCAGTTTTTTAAGCCTGAGTTTTCCCTTTAATTTTCCCTTTAGAATTTGCTCTCAAATTCCACAGACTTCCATGCTATTCACCAAAGTCCTGTAATTTCAACGGCCACAGGTGCGTAACACTATGAAATTCCGTGTCAGAAAAATGCAATCTGCAACCGTTTTTGGTAGCTCAATTTTGGCTCGCCTTTTATAAACAACGACCAAGCAACGACCAAAACACCGAAAAAAGCGAAAGCAAAAAAGCCCGCTGTCCATTGTGTTCCAAAGGATAGCGGGTTTTCTGCGTGTGGTGGAGACTACTGGACTCGAACCAGTAGATACCTTTTATTATAGCAGAAAAGTTATTCGATAGCCAATAAAATATACGTTTTCATGAACTTCTGGCAAACATTTTTTGGTGTATCCAAAGGTCAAGTGTGTACTTTTGCGTGTACCTCAATCATTGATTTTCGGGCTTTTCGGATGCCAGGTAAAACCATCCTTCAGCACAATATAAACCAGCCTGGTCCCTTGTCAGACCACCCGAAACGTGATATAATCTATCGTGTGACTAGAACGGCGACTGTATCAGTTTCGACTGGTCTATGCGTCAAACACAGGAGAGTGGCATCCGACGACTGGTACTCGTTGGATGTCGCTCTTTTTCTCGTAAAAAAATCGCCCCACAGCGCAGTGCTGCAGGGCGATTCTCGTTTTGGCTTTAGGCCGGGTCCGGATAACCGGGCCGGACGCCGCAGGTGATGAGAGACACATCCCGGCGCCGCTTCATTACCGCGCCGCCATTGGCATCGTTGCCGTTGCCGGTGTTGCCCTCAATAGTGAGGATCGTGTTTCCTACAACACCCACCACAATGCCCACGTGCTCCGTTTTCTTCCGACGGCCGGAAAAGTCGAAAAACACGATGTCCCCCGGCTTATAGCCGCTGGTCACCACCTGCGCTGGAGCTGCCGTCCGGTAACGCTGGACGAAGGCGGAGCAGCTGGCTGTTTTGTAGAGGCTGAAACCGGCCTCCCGGAACACCCACCAGACAAAGGCCATGCACCAGGCATACGCCCCGCCGCTGACCTCGCGGCCGTAGTAGGCGGTGTTGTACTTGACCTTATTGGAACCCGAGGGCATCTCCACCACGCCCAGCTGCCATTCCGCGATCTGAAGCACGGCGGCCCTGGTCTTTGCCTTCAGGGCGGTCATTACTCGGCCTCCACCAGAGCGGTACCCTGTACCCGGAAGGTCTTTCCGGCGATCATGCACAGGGCGTACATCTCGCCGCAGTCGCAGTCCACCAGATGACCGTCCTTGACCAGAACCTTATCCAGGGAACCGGTGCCGGTATCCAGCAGGCCATAGCCGTTGGCGGTAGCGGCGGTGTCAGCCTTGGCCGCTGCGGTCTCTTCGGCAGTCAGCTCATGCTTGCCGGGCTCCAGGTGGATATCAGCACCCATCTCTGCCAGAGCGGTGTTGGTGTCCTCCAGAGTGGCCTCACCCACGGTGTACTTGTTGATGATGTCAGTGATCTTGCTCATAATGTAAGTCTCCTTTTTTATTTTTTAGGCCGCATCCGCAGCCGGGGTTACTCTAAACTTCCTCGTGATGTTCGTCGCCCACGATCTTGTCACCGGCGGCATCCACGGCGGACTTGCCGGCGGCCAGGATCTTCGGCAGCCATTCCGGGGCCGGCGCGCCCATGTGGACGGCGTGCTCCGCCAGACTGCCCAGTTCCCCAATGACGTACCATACGATCACCAATGGCCCGATCAGTACTGTATACGTAAATGGTAGCGCGATACCGGGCAGGTTTCTCATCATCATGCCAATAAGCCAGTCTGCCACCAGCGCCACGCATACAATGACGATCATACCGCCCTTGTGCCAGGCTCCCTCCCGGAGCTTGGCGCTGGACCAGCGGCCCTCCTTGCTGGCCACAGCGGAGCCTACCAACCAATCGGCCAACATCAGGCCCACCCAGATAATCACCAGCCAGCCAAACCAGCCCCAGAAGGCCGTCAGCGCGGCGATCACGCCGGTGATAACGGTTTTGATGTGCAGTGCAGAGTTATTTTCCATCGCTGTTCTCCTTTCCAACCGCCGCTCTGACCTCGTCAGCTTCCGCCGGCTTCAATTTGGGATAGTCCTTCAAGACTTCCTCTAGGTCTTCTCCACTGCCGACCCTGCGTTTTACAACACGGACCAGCAATTTCAGTTGCATCGTCACGCCTCGTCACCTCCTCCGTAGAGCGCAATTGCCATCATGGCCTCCATTTCTTCACGCCAGACTTCCGGCGATGGATGCGCTTCCCGGTACGCCGCCCGCAGTGTCTCTGAGCAGTCCGGCTTAGAGGATAGCTCGTAACCTTCCGCCAGCGGAGAATAAGTACAATGGTCAGAAGGCTCTCCGTCTAGATCTGGTGATCCTTCTCCCTCAACAGAGTTATCCGTATAGGATGTTACATTTTTAATCGTCAGAACCGGGGTAGTTGTTCCGATCTTATAGAGATAAAGATCCATTTCGGTTTCCCTTTCTTATGATATCCGACTTGCTTTCGTGCAGGTCAAGTGCGGGTGCCGTTGATGATTTTGCGGATCTGCCGCTCGCTGAGGCGGAACTGAGCCGCAAGCGCCCGGTAGTTGCCGCCGGTGAAGTGGGCACGGATGTCCCGGTCCCGGGCGTTGCGCTCTAAGGATTCCCGTTTGGGGATGTACAGGTTTTGTCCGCCGCACAGCAGCGTCAGCCGGGTGAATGCCTCAAGACCGATGGCCTCGGCAATGTCCCGGTATTCCTCGGGAATGTCGCTCATGGGGACGGGACGGACGGTGTCCAAATAAGGGATAGTCATAGATGGCCCCCTTTACAAAGCCGCTTTAGTTTCTACTCGCGTGGGAGGGATATTCGGGTAATCCTCGCCGGTGATGGTCTTGTAGTCAACAGCCGTAATCATTCCAATGCGCACCGCATGCCACAGTTCATTTTTGGCATCCAGTTTCTTATTCGAATCAGATATTTTGCTGTAACCGGTTTTGAACTCATCAAAGGATTTTCGTTCAATCGTATGAGACTTCCCACAAAATGTAACGACATAGCCACTCGCTCCACCAGGGGCGCACGGTCCGCCTGCCGCATAGGTTCCCGCAGGCACTGCAGATAAAGGGCTTTCGTATATAGTCAGTTCATCCGAAAGAATGATATGGATTGTTACGCCATCTTCAACGCAATCCCCCTCTGTATGCTTTATCTGGCCGTCTTTACAATAACTGATCGTAACAGGGCCGCCGAAAGGGAGCGTAAGGGTGGCATACGCATCTTTGCCCACCGTGTTAGAAACTGCGGTATAGCTTCCACTCTGATGCACCACCTCGATACTATAGCCTGCAGGGGCATGGACGAGCAGTGTTGCCTGTCGAGATTTCGCTTTTGCCGCCTCGCCCTCCAGGATATCCATATTGGCATTGAAATCATTGACGTTATAGAAATCGTTCTGGGACGGTTTTTTTAGTTTCAAGATATCAGTTGTTTCCATGTGGACGCACCTCGTTTCTCAAGAAATAATGAGTATAGGCGGCGAGCTGTGCATGCGTAAAAGCAGCCAGCGTTTGGTGCTGGTTATACATCAGGGACAGATCCAGCACCAGATTTTCCGGCACGATCCGATTCAGCAGCGTTTCTACGTCGTCATAATTCTGTTTGACCTTCAGCATCACACGTACGGTAAGAGTAAAGGTGCTGCCAACCATGGCTATAGCCGGCAAGCCAGCGGGCATCTTTTCCCATGGCAGGGGTGATCTCCTGTCCGCAGTCCGTACAGGGCGGTACCGGTTCCTGTTTCTGCACGCGGGGCTTATAGGGCCGGATGCGGATGCCGTCAGTCATACCGCCATCCTGCGGGTCCCGGACATTATGATCCACAAAAAGCTGGATCTGCTTGCCAACCAGCGTGGATGCCTTGGCGTCGCCGAACAGCTTTCGCAGCGTCTTTCGATTGGTCGAATTGACGATCAGCGGCCGGACCTGCATAACGCCCGGCACACGTTCTTCCGTGAAGGAAAGCACGTCCTTGTTCTCTTTTCCACGCTGGAGCGTCACGGATCCATACCAGAGGCCGGCAATCGTGAGTACCGGCTCCACACCGTCATCGATGTCTTCGGCTCCAAGATATTCGGATTCCCGCATCTGGCCCAGACGCTCATCTCCGGTCAGCTGGCGCAGTCTATCTTTCGTCATCATGATTACATTCCTCCGTTTGATCTGATACTCTTGGAATAGCAGCATCCACGATAGCCATAATAAAACGGCATTCCTCGTAGCAAATATTGGTATCCGCCTTGATGATGATATCCATGATCTTGGCTGCGGCCTTCATCAGGTTTGCCATTCTATACGGTGGGACATAAAAGCCGGTAGTTGTGAGGAGACGCTCTTTTTCAGCCTGTAAACGTTCCGCAGCAGTCACAGCTCTGTCACCTCCAGCGCATCGGAGTCCGTCACCCGCGTGGCAATCAGCTGGAGGCCCTTTTCCTTGCACTTGGCGTACAGCCGATCCCGGCTCTCCTTATCCAGCCGCTCAGCGCCATCCACGAGAATGATCTGGAGCTGGCCGGGCTTACTGACAGAAATATCCACGCACAGCTCCAGCAGCTCACCGTCAGAGAGATTGGAAATGGGCAGGCCCCGGATCAGCGGCACGCCGTTTTCCACGGTCAGGCCCTCCACGGGGATCTTGGCGGTTTCAAGGATCTTCGCCGGCAGCTCTCTGGCCAGCTCGATTTTCCGGGTGAACTCAGAGGATTGCTCCGTGAGATCTTCCAGTTCCGCCTGCATGGCTACCATGCGCTGGTACTCATTGAGGTGCTTCCGCATCTCCTCGGCGGTATCCAGTTCCTGCGAAAGGGCTGTGGTGTCCACCGGCTCCCGGCCTGCGTAATCCGCCGCAACGCCCATATCCTTCTCCAGCTTGGCTGTGGCAGTCTCATATTTGGACTGCACCACATCGGCCTTTTCATGCCGGCGCTGTTCCATGCCGGACAATTTTTCTTCCGTGAGGATCACAGGTACGGACGTCAAGGTGGGCGACCGTATCGCATCTGGTGGCAACGTTGCTATCACTTCGTCTGGCAATATCACTGTCAATGGCAGCCAGATCCATATCCCGCTGCGCTTCCAATCCCCGGAGTTTGGCGTCATAGCCGCTGCGGAATGCCTTTGCCCGCTCAATACGGCTGTTCTGTTCCCGCAGCCGTTCCAGCTCCCGGTATTTCTCCCCGGATGGATAATTGTTCCAGCGGTCATAGTCATAGCCAGACGGAATATCCTTGGCAATATCGGCAATGAAAGCCTGCTTGTTGCGGATATCCCGATTGATGTTTTGCCGAGACTGGAAATAGATTCCGTTTTCCGCCTGAATATCATTCAGGACCTCAAGGATATGCTTGGAGTAATCGACACCCTGCGGGATCTCACCGAACTGCTCTTTGATCCAATTCATATCCCACTGAAATTCAATGAGGTTCAGGATCTCCCGGTTTTTCTCCTGACGGGAGAGCTGCGTAAACTTCACCGGATCCAACTGGAGCGGCGTGAAGATCTGGGCCAAGAACTCAGCTGGTCTTGTCTGAAGCATGGAGCCGTCCCGCACCTTCACCGTGCCGGCGGATTTGGCGGGCAGGGCCTTCCGGTCAATGGACAGGCCGGTATTGGTCTCAATGATGATTTCGCCCTCATCGGCGCCCTGGTGAACGATATAGTCCCGGTCAGAACGGTTGGTGAGGGCATAACGGATGGCATCCAGCACAGACGTCTTTCCGCTCCCCTTGGGGCCGGAGATCTCCACGGACTTCCCATCAAGGGTAGTCTCCCGGATGCCAAACAGGTTTTTGATCGTAATTTTTGTGGTTTTCATTGACATTCTCACTTTCTACCCCTATGATAGGGGTGAAGTTGTTCGGCATGGTGCCGATCTGCCCCTGACAGGTGTGCGAGACCTGCCAGGGGCATTTCTTTTTACAGAACAACGTGGACGGAACCTTCAGACACTTCCTGCTCCAGTCTGCCTTCCAGATACTTCTTGATGGTTTCCCGGGCAGTCAGACGCCACATGCCGCCGTCAGCCTCAATGAAGCTGATACCCCGGTCACTGACGCGAATCAGGAAGATGCTCTCCGGCTGCTCGACTTCCTGGAAGGTACGATAGGGCCGGAGCTTCACCAGCGGGCGAATCTGCTCGTTGGTCTGGAGTGCTACTCCCTTCTGAGTGGTAATAGTGGTGGCGATCCCGTTATCGTTGTAGATCACCTTGGCTCCCAAAGAGATGTCGCTGACCAGCTTCATGGCATAGAGCGTATCCGGCGTTTCCTGGAAGCGGGTGCGGAGTGCGATCTGGGCTTCCTCAAAACCGAGGGCGGTCTTTGCCTCCCAACCGGGAACGTCTGTGGCGTGTGCTTCATAATAGACCTGCCGGAAGCAGCGCTCGTCATAATCTCTGGACTGGCCGAAGCAGCGGACAGTCTTGCAGTCCGGAACGGCGATGTACAGCGGGGCATCCATCTCGCTGGCTTCGGTTCTGACCATCGTTACCAGCGCGTCCAGACTGTTCAAGTCCAGTGTGTCCGGATGGAAAATGGTGGGCAGGATCTCCTTTACATTACCGTCATCGGTAATGCGGAAGGTGGAGCCGTTCACCGTGGTAATGAGCGGTTGCGTGGTCTTCTGGATGTGTTCGATAAATTCTTTCAGCATGGTGTTGTCTCCTCATCAGGCAAATTTAACGAGTTTGAGCGCCGGGGGTGCTTCCTGTTCGGTTCCGGCAATTCCGAACTGGCCGGGAATCTGCGGGACCATCTCCACAACATTTTCCTCGTCGGCCACATACAGCATGGTGGTCACAGCGTTTGTGGGTACCAGAGCGGATTTGACCGTATAGCTGACGCCGATATTCTGCCGGCTGTCATCCGCTTTCAGTTCGATGGTAACGGTGATCTTGCGCTTGGCCGTTGCAGAGGTGTTGGGATCCATAATGTTCGCAATCGCCTTGGTCATCTCGAGATCTGTGACCTCCAGAAAACCGCCACGGGCCATCTCCAAAATGGATTTCTTCGCGTATTCATTCATGGGGGTTCTCCTCCTTTCTTTCGTAATAAGGGCTCCAGCCCTCTGCCGGACGCCCCGCGGCTAACCTGCTCGGGGCAGCCCGGCAAAAAGAGAGTTGCGGGCGCCGGGAACGCCCGGCAGAAGGCTGGATATATACAGGCTCATGCGCTGGCTGTTGCTTCCTTTCTGCATGGGCCAATAGCATGAAGCAGATCCTTGACGCTCTGGGCACCGTGAAGATCCGCAATCATGGAATAAATCTTACCGTATCGGTGCGCATAGACAGCGCCACACTGGGGGCAGACATGGGCCGGGTGGCCGTTCAGATCAATGGAGAGGGTAGCGTCCTGACAGCGAGCACAATACAGCATCATAGGGCATCTCCCCGCGCCACCCAGTAGACGGTGGCGGTACGGCGGCCAAGCTGCTGGGCTTCGGCGTGGCTGCCGACGCAGAGATCAATGCGGCTGCCCTTGATGGCGCCGCCGGTGTCCTCAGCCCGGTATCGGCGCAATCCCGCACCGTCACCGTAGTCCACCAGCAAAACAGCGCCCAGTGGAATCACTGAAGGATCTACCGCCACCGTGCTATACGGCGTGGCATGGGTGCCGCTGGCGGTGAGGCCGTCCACTTTGCCGCAGCACTCGACGCAGCAGTCATAGTGGGTCACGGTGACATTCTCCAGCACGTGGGCCTGATCCAGTCTCAGAGGCTCCTGAGCCGGGGTGTCATCCCCAGACAGCCGCCCATTATCGAGGGGAGAGATCACAGCCGAAGGTGTGGCCGGTTCCGTGGTGGTTGCCTTGGCCGAGATCACCAACGCCACGCCGGCGATCAGGGCGGCGAGGATCAGCGTCAAAATGGCGTTCAGCTTCCAAGCCCTGGCGGTGCGTTGGGCCTCACTGGCTCTGCGGTGTGCTTGTCGAGTGCGTTCCGCTGCGGCTGCCAGTTCCACGGCATCACAGTGCTGCTGGGACAGCCAAGCGACCTGCAGGGCGTCCACATCGGCCCGGAGCTGGGCAACCTGCCGATGCAGTTTTTCACTTCTCTGGCTCATGCTACGATACCTCTTTTCTTTGTTGTGGTCGGATCGGGGAAATAGATGTGCATCTCCTCTGGGCTGATTCGGCAGAGTTCCATGGTTCGGTACATTTCCTCGATATTCCAGGCGACGTCGCCTTGCATCCTTTGGCTGACCGGGCCGGGGGAGAGGCTCAGCGCATAGGCCAGATCATTTTGCGTCAGCCCTAACTCCCGGAGACGGGCAGACAGTTTTCCGTAGCGAGGTATTTTCATCGGTGTGTACTCCTTTCGTTTTGATTGTGGTAGGTATGGGCTTGTCTCCCTTTCTCCAGCGTGATAGACTACTGGCAGAAAGGAGGTGAGGCAAATGTTCTCGATGTCAAAAAAAGAGCTGGTTGCTAGATTGCAAGTTACAGCAGATCTCGATTTATCTAAATTTGGAGATGATATGAAAAGCAGGAAAATGCTTCTATTAACATCCTCTGGAATAATCTCATGCTCCGATATCAGCCTTCGTAGCTATGATGATGTTCTGAAAGAATCTCGGGAAACCAGTAGTGTCAACTTGCTTGATCTTGCTCTAACAGCACCGCTACCAGAACGCATAGAAACTGAAGATGATAAAAAAGTGTTTCTATACTGTGTAGATGTGCAATTTCTTCCAAATTCCGGTGGAAACATTATCAATATTCCTGCTATCTGCATTGATCTTGATAGTGTTTCTGGATTTTCTCTTGGAAATCTTTTGGAATCCTACCAATAACTGCAGGCGAAAAAGCTAAATTGGATTGCCGGCCTTGTACTTGCACTACGAGGTCGGCGATTTCTTTTGGCGTGCCTTTAATCGTCAGTTCCATGCTCTCCCTCCTTTCTGACTGGGATCGCAAATCCTTACTAATCATCCTTGGTGATCTCCTTTCAATAATCTGTGGTAGGTATGGGGATTTGCTCTCGATGCGGCGAATTACCCTTTAAGAGTAATTCACCGCAAAAAAATAATATCCTTGTACTCTACACCGTAGACATTTTCAATCCGCTTAATTATCTCGACATTAGGATATCTTCTGCCCGCCTCATAGTTTTGCAGGCTTGCAAGACTAATTTTAAGGGCTTTGGCGGCCTCGGCCTGAGTTAAGTTTTGATTGACTCGAGCAGCTTTAAGGGTGATTGGCATAAGACTCAGCCTCCTTTCGCTCTTAATGATAACCCTAAAAGGGTAATTCGTCAACCCCAAAAGCGTAGAAAAATATTTTTTCTATTGCTTTTCTTATTCTTAAAGTGTACAATCGTAGTCACAAGGCGGTGAGAGGAGATACAAAATGAAGAACGATTTGGGCAACAAAAAGATCTTTGCGGAAAACTTACAGCGCTATATGGAGCAGCACGGCGTTGACAGAAACAAACTCTGTGCAGATCTGGATTTCAAATATACGACTGTGAGTGGCTGGCTGAGTGCCGAAAAGTATCCACGAATCGATAAAATAGAAATACTTGCTCACTACTTTGGCATTAAGAAGTCAGATCTGGTAGAAGACCATAGCAAGGCAGATAAATTGGGGCGTATATTCGTTGATGTGACTACGGCACTGAATCTGAATATCCCAGAAATGCAAGAAGACCTCGGAGTTGACCGAAAAACCATCGAACGATTGATTTACAATAAGAATACTTTCCTAAAAAAGGAATTTACGCTTCTTGAAAAAGCATACGGTGTTCCAGTTTCTGTCTGGGCGGGGGAAAAAACGTTCGGTGCGTGGCTTCATGCGCTACTTCATAGCAAAGAAAATGCACAAATCTACAAATTATATGCGCAGTTGAATCCAGAGGGACAGGCAAAGGCCGTTGATATGTTGGACGATATGGTGCTATCTGGGAAATACAGTGTTTAATCTTATGACAGGATCAAGATGATACCAATCAGCAACGCGTAGATAAATAAAAAACCGCCCCCGGTGTTACCAGCACCGAGGACGGTATCGCGCAAATTTCCCATACCTACCACAGTAATGAAAAATGAAAGGCACACTAAGGCACCACTGCGCCCTTTTATCTTACCACGAAAGGGTGCTGGTGGCAAGATGAAAGGAGTTTTTATGTCAGAAAGAAAAAATGAGGCCGCATGGATTGAGAGCCGGAGCCGCTGGCAGATCAACGTACAGGACAACGGCATCCGCAAGACCTTCACCAGCGCCCTCGCTGGCCGGCGCGGCAAAGCTGACGCCGAACGGAAGGCCGAGAAGTGGTTGAAGGATCATACAACCTCCGAAAAAACCCGGGTGGATGTGTTCCTGGATCAGTATACCGACTACCTGAAGGAAACCAAGAGCAAGAGCCACGCTTCACAGTACAGTGGTTTTATCCGCCTCTACATCCAGCCCGTCATCGGCGTGTTCCGCATGAACAAGCTTACTGAAGGCGACCTGCAGACCGTGATTGACCTGGCATATTCCAAGAATAACCTCGCTGATAAGACGCTGCGGGATGTCCGGGGCTGTCTCTTGAATTGGCTGAAATGGTGCCGGAAGCGGGGCAAGACCAGTCTGCACCCGGAAGATCTCACTATCCCCGCCGGCGCCAAAAAGTCCGAGAAAAGAATTGTGTCGCCGGACGGCCTGAAAACACTCTTCTCCTGCAGCACAACGCTGTGGCGGGGGAAGCCTACAGAGGACTTCTATATCCACGCTTATCGCTTTGCGGTCCTGACCGGGCTCCGGCCGGGGGAGCTGCGTGCGCTGGAGGACAAAAACGATATTCAAGGCACGAGGGTCACTGTCTGGGGCGCTATCAATGTTCACGATGAGGCCACGCAGGGGAAAAATAATAACGCCCGGCGGACCTTCCAATTGTCCAGCAGGGCAAAGAGGGAAGTGGAGGCCCAGCGGACTATGCTGCGGCAGTATGGTATAGTTTCCCCATATCTTTTCCCAGCTCCGGACGGCGGCTGCCTGGTCCATAAGAATTTTTACAGAGCATGGGGGAGGTACTGCGAGTTCAATAAAATCCCGCACACCTCGCTTTATGAGCTCCGGCACACCTATGTCAGTGTCAACAAGGAAATGCCGGAGGGTTTGAAGAAGATGACCATCGGGCACAGCCAAGATATGGATACCGAGGGCACCTATGGGCATCAGATGGCGGG